AACCGTTAACATATGAGCTAATGGCAAGGCTGTGCTGAGCCGTTGGGCTGTGCCCACACCGTAAACATTCTCTTTTTTGACAGATGGCAACTCTTAGGAGTGACATCATCATCCCTGAGGTATTTACGCCTTACGTCATTGAGCAAACAACTCAGCGTGATGCCTTTTTGGCTAGCGGTGTGGTTCAGCCAATGGCGGAGCTAAATGCAGCAGAAGGTGGTGGAGACTTTGTAAACGTTCCGTTTTACAAAGCAAACCTCGCTGGTGACTTTGAAGTTCTTACTGATAGCTCTTCACTGACTCCAGGCAAAATCACAGCTGACAAGCAAGTCGGCGTGGTTCTACATCGTGGCCGCGCTTTTGAGTCTCGTGACCTTGCTGCTCTTGCAGCTGGTTCTGACCCAATGGCCGCCATTGGCGCCAAGATTGCTAATTACATCGCCAACCAGCGTCAGAAAGATCTTCTTTCTTGTCTGTCTGGTGTTTTCGGCAGCATCAATGCAAACACCAACGCTTCTGCGTTGTTTGACCTTTGCATTGATTCTGCGACTGGTGACACTCCGACAGTGCTCAGCCCCCGTCACGTTGCTCAAGCTCGTGCGCTTCTGGGCGATCAAGGCGACAAGCTCGCTGCCGTTTGTATGCACTCCAAGGTTTATTACGACCTTGTTGAGCGTCGCGCTGTTGACTTTGTTCTTGCGACTGACATCAGCGGTGGTGGTGCAACTGCTTCCGGTGGTTCGATTGCTGAGTCCTTTGGCAATCCAACAGTCCCAACCTTTATGGGTCTTCGCGTAATCGTTAGCGATGACGTGCCTACAGTTGGCGCGGCTCCTAACACTGAATACAGCACGTACTTCTTTACGCAAGGCGCGATTGGCTCTGGCGAACAGCTGGGCCTTCAGACTGAAACCGACCGGGACATCCTGGCCAAGTCTGACGCCATGTCGATCGACCTTCACTATGTCTATCACCCGATTGGCACCAAGTGGGGCGTCACGACTGCGAACCCAACCCGTACGCAGCTTGAAGTGGTAGGCAACTGGTCGAAAGTCTACGAACTGAAAAACATTGGAATCGTGCGGGCAACCAACGTTTCTAATATGGATTGATCGAGGTAACTAACCATGGCATCCATTTTTGAAGCAACAGCGGGCAAACTTATCGGCCCAACAACTGGCGGCACTGTTACTCAGGCCACCAGCAAAGCAACAGGCGTGACTCTGAACACTGCTTCAGGTCAAATCACCTTGGACAACGCTGCTTTGGCGGCTGCTGCTGAGGTGACCTTTGCTGTAACAAACAGCGAAGTTTCGGCTACTGACGTTGTTGTGGTTAACCACAGCTCCGCCGGAACTGCTGGAGCCTATCTCGTTCAAGCCAACACAATTGCTGATGGCTCGTTCGCGATCACGGTTGCAAACCTGTCTGGAGGTTCATTGTCTGAGGCAATTGTTCTCAGCTTTGTAGCTCTAAAGGGCGCTAGCTCCTGATGGGTTTGTTCGCTTTTAGGCGAGCAAAAGAACGTGAGGCTGCTGCTGCCGCTACAGCAGTGGCCTCCGCTTCTGAAGAGCCCGCAACTAAGAAATCAACAGTGAAGGCTGATGGCAGTAACGATCGACGCAACAGTAGGCAGCGCAAGCGCAAACAGTTACCTGACGCTGGCGGAAGCTGACGCTTTAGTTGAGGCCATGGTTCTCGGTACTGACGCGGCACAATGGGACAGCGGAAACACTGACAGCCGCAATCGAGCTTTAACGGCAGCAACACAGCGACTTGACCGCGAAAGGTTTCTAGGCGCACGGGCAACAGATACGCAGGCATTGCAGTGGCCGCGAACTGGTGTTCGTAAGCCTGACACGTATGTCAACACATACGCAACGGGCTTTCCGTTTCGCATTTCTGACGATTACTTCACTGACACAGAGATTCCAAATCAGATCCAACGAGCGCAGATCGAGTTGGCCGTTTATTTACACAACAACAAGGATGGGATCAGCCTTAGTGGTTTAAACGACTATAAAAACGTCAAGATTGGCAACATTGACGTAACGCCTGACAAGACTGGCGCGGTTGGGGCTGATCACGTCCCGCCGATGTTTGAAAGGTACTTGACGGGCCTTAGAATCAGTGGACCGGGCAACATCGCTATCAAACGGAGCTAATCATGGGCATGAATTACGCACCAAGCAAGGCCAACATCATCACAAACACGGCTGCTCAAACCGGTCGTTTTGTCAAGATTCATGCCTTGGCAGATTCTGAGGTCACCTTGGTTTCAGAGTCGATCACCGAAAACGGATCAACGACCGTTAACGGAATTACGATGAACGCATCGACAACCATTGAAGGGTTGATGATTACAAGCATCACTTTGGCTAGCGGTCAAGTCATCGCATACGAAGCCTGATGGCCCTTGTTGATTCGCTGCAAAAAGTCGCAAGCACTATCGTCAACAAGTTTGGCGGTGATGTGACAATCCGTTTTGTCTCGGCTTCTGCTTACAACTCAACCACTGGCGCAGTAACTGAGACCGAAAGCGACACCGTGATAAAAGGCGTCTTAGAAGACGTTAGCCTGCGCGAAGTTAACGAGCTTATTCAGGCTGGCGACAAAAGGTTGACTATCGCGGCAGATGACTTGACAACGGCTCCTGAGACAAAAGATCGCGTTGTGATCGGCGCAGTTGTTCACCAAATCATTCGTGTTGAAACGACTGAGCAGGACAATAAAGCGATCACCTACGAATTGATTTTGAGGGCCTGACGATGACTCGCAATATCAAGCTTGGTGAGATTGGCGACTTTATGGGCGAGCAGGTCCAAGAGCTTGTTAAAATCACGACGCTTGAATGGGAAGCCCGAGTAAAAGAACAAACACCAGTTGAAACAGGAAGGCTTAGGAGTGCTTGGCAGAGCAAAGTCGAGCCCTACGAAGGCGTGGTGAGCAACAATGTTGAATATGCTGAGCCGGTTTGCTTTGGCAATAACTTGCCGCCGTCTTGGAAGGGGCAATTCAGAACAAGACAAGGCACAATTGCTGGTTTTCCTGAGCTAATAGGTAAAGAGCTTGAATCTTGGACGCAGCAGCAGTATGAACGCATCAAAAGGAGAGACTAATGGCCGCCGCAGATCTAAACGCAGTTAGAGCCGTTATCGAGGGCAGGCTAGCCACTGAACTGGCCAATGCCCCGGCGATTCCAGTTGTGTTTCACAACATGGCTTACGAGCCAACCCCAAACTCATCTTGGGTTCAATGCCTTGTCAGCTTTGGCTCTAACGAATATCTAAGCCTTGGCGGAACTACAGCTTCAGATAATCGAATTGTTGGCCTATTACTGGTCAACATCTTTTCAGCAAAAGGCGTTGGCCCTGGCGCTAATTACACGATCGGCAAACGTGTTCGTGACCTTTACAATAGAGTGAACGTATCGGGGGTTTACTTCGATGCTGCAACAGGTCCAGAGGTACTGGGTTCACCAGCTCCCGAGGGCTACTTTCAAACTCAGGTCCGCGTGACCTTTGAATCCATCGAGGAACTCTGACCATGGCTTTTTATCGCGGTGAGCAAGGCAACGTCCTTTTTAAGAATGACACTGGCGACACCCTGACTGTTGTAACGGCTGTGCGGTCGTGGTCTCTGACTATCGACAAAGAGTCGCTTGAAGTCACAAAAATGGGAGACACCTTCCGCGATCGAGTCGGCGGCCTGATTGGCGGCAGTGGCACCATCGAAGTCTTTTACGAAAAGACCGCAGCAGGTGACGGCAAAGGCGATTTGATCCGTGAGATCCTTACTACCCCAGCGACTGAATCAACTGCTGCAGGCGCGGAGCTTTACACCTTCGACGCAGGAAGCCAAGCGGCTACAAGCGAAAAGCTTGCCTTTGACTTGTTGATTACATCCTCTGAGTTCAGTGCTAGCGTTGGCGAGCTTCAAGTTGTGACCCTTAACTTTGAAACTAAAGGCGCAATAGCTCTTACCACTGTTTCCTGACCTAATTTATGGCCGCTTCAAATCAGCGCACTGTTGATCTGCTTACTGGCGCTTTTGACCTTAGTCAAAGGCGTAAGTTTGTTGTCAACAATGCGGACGGCGAACCTATCCTTGACTTGTATTTCAAGCCAATCACAAGGGCTGACCGTAAACGCGCTCAATCTGTTGCCAACAGCGAAGAGGCTTTAGACATCAGCACACAGATGCTGTGCCAAAAAGCAGAGCTAAAAGATGGCGTCAAGGCTTTCGCTGCCGCTGATGCTGCCAAGCTGCAACGTGAATTGCCTGAGACCGTACTGAACGATCTTGAACTTTTCTTGTTTGGCGTTGGGGAAGAGGCGGAGCTTGAAGAAGCAAAAAACGACTGAAGCAGGACAGCTGGCTCAATTTTGAGTTTTTTCTGGCCTGCGAGCTTGGCATGACGGTGAGCAAGCTTCGTACAGAGTTATCTGATGCGGAGCTTGTTCATTTTGCTGCGTACTATCAGCTGAAGGGCGAAGAGGAGAAGAAAGCAATGGATCGCGCCAAGGCGAGACGGCGGTAAGATTGAAGCATTGCTTAGGTAGCCGTGGCAGTATCCAACGTTGAGTTAAGGGTTAATGGCGGCAATGCTGTTCGCGAACTCAACCGAGTCAATCAGTCAACAAGCAAGCTGACGGACACAGTTAAACAGCTTGCAGGGGCTTTTGCTGGCGTTCAAGCCTTTAAGTTTATTTTTACCAAAACAGCTGAACTTGAGAAGCAAAGAAAAAGTTTGCAAGTTTTAACCGGATCGCTAAAAGAAGCGAGCAAGACCATTAAAGAGTTGCAGCAGTTTGCTGCTGTAACTCCCTTCACAAGTGCTGACTTAATTGACACGGCTAAACGGTTAAAAGCGTTTGGAGTAGAAACGAGCAAAATCGTTGACACTACAAAACGATTAGGTGACGTGGCAGGCGCAACAGGTGCTGATCTTAACGGGATTGCTACGGCTTACGGACAAATTCAAGCGAAAGGAAAATTGCAGACAGAGGAGCTTTTGCAGCTTCAAGAGCGAGGAATTGACATAGCTAGCACGCTCAGGAAAGAATACGACCTGACCGGAGAAGAGTTTAGTAAGGCGCTGCAAAAAGGCCAAATTAGCGCAGAGGCAGTTGAGTTTGCGCTTAAGGAGCTTACAAGCACTGGCGGACAGTATGCGGACGGTGCCATCTCTCAATCAAGCACGTTGTCCGGGAAGCTGAGCACATTGCAAGACAATATTGAAACTCTTGCAAGGACTCTTGGCTCGGTTTTATCCCCAGTATTGAAAGGAATTTTCGATCAGGCTAATCAAGTTTTAAGCGCCTTGAACAAAGCTT